TGGCCACCATTCATGTCTGGTCTCAGGCTCACGGATTCTCCGAGGGTCTGGCACTGGCCAACAAGGTAACTGAGCTGCTCGACCTAAAGCCCCTCACTGTCAACGGGTACGTGCACATTGCCACCCGCTACACATCCACCCAAACACTTGTTGACCCGGAGCCTCCGGGGGACATCCGCCACATCGTCATCAGCTTTACCGTCATCACGGAGGAGTAACACATGTCTGGAATCAACGCGTTCGGAACCAAGCTACAGCGAGGCGACGGCGCAGCTACTGAGGTGTTCGTCAGTATCGCCGACGTCACCGCGCTTACCCCGCCTGCGCTAAGCCGAGACACCCTCGACGTCACGTCGCACGACAGTGTGAACGGGTGGATGGAGTTTGTGGGCGGCCTGAAGGATCCGGGCGAGTGCTCCGCTGATGTCAACTACCAGCCTGCCGAGCACGACGAGCTAGTCAGTGACTTTGAGGACGACGTTCCGCGCAACTACAAGATTGTTTTCCCGGACGGCACCACGTGGGCATTCGCCGCGCTGCTGACCGGTTTCGAGCCCGACGCCCCGTACGACGACAAGCTAGCGGCCACGCTGACTTGGAAGGTCACCGGCAAGCCGACCATCACCCCCGGAGTCTAAGCAATGTCCATTCTCAATCGCGATGCAATCCTCGGCGCCGAGGACAAGAACTATGAAGACGTTGACGTTCCGGAGTGGGGTGGCACTGTCCGTATCGCTGGTATGACCGGTGCCGACCGGAACTCCTACCAGGCTTCCATGGTCGTGCTCAGTCCGAACGGCACTGTTCAGCGGCTCAACATGCAGGACCAGCTAGCGAAGCTGATCTCTCGCTGCCTCATCGACGAGTCCGGCGAGCGTCTGTTCAGCGATAAGGACATCAAGGCTCTCTCGGCCAAGTCCGGCGCTGTTCTTGACCGTCTCGGTGATGTTGCCATGCGGCTCTCCGGTCTCCGAAAGGAAGACGTGGAGGCTGCGGCGGGAAAATCCGGGAAGACCCTGAGCACCGATTCCACTTCCGACTAGCAGCACATCTTGGGTACACGGTCCCGGAACTACTCGCGCGCGTCTCTTCCCGTGAGATCACGGAATGGATGGCGTACGAATCGGTTTCGGGGCCGTTGGGCCCTGAGCGCATGGACTCTCTGATTGCCATGTTGACGGCGACTGTCGCTAACACTGCCCGTGGCAAGGGCACCAAGGCTTCGACCCCCAAGGACTTCATGCCTAAGTGGGACCGGGGGCAGCGGCAGGATTGGCGGGAGATGCTTTCTGCTGTCAAGACGTACAACCGCCAGATTGGAGGCTCAGAGAAGTGACCCTAGACGACCTAATGGTGTCCATTGGGGTTGATACCAGCGAGCTAGAAAGTGGAATGGATGACGGTGTTCAGCGCGCTAACAGCAAGCTAGGTGAACTCGGAAAGGGCGCGGCCGGTCTCGCTGCTGGTCTCGGTGTGGGCAAGCTGTTCTCGGATGGCTTGCAGGCAGGCGTAGACCTAACAGCGGTCAACACCACGCTACAGAGTCAGTACGGCCTGACCGAGTCTGAAGCGGCCACGGCCGGTAAGGCTGCTGGCTCTGTATACAGTGGTGGGTTCGGCGAGTCCATCACTGAGGTGGGGGACGCAGTTGGGTCCGTCACGCAGGCGCTAAAGGGCTTGGGTTCCATGACCGAGGCCGAGACCGCGCAGATGACCGAAGACGCCATGTCGGTTGCTAATGCGCTCGGTGTGGATGTTGCCGACGCTGCCACGGCCGCAGGCAAGATGATTTCCAACGGCCTGGCCAAGGATGGTACCGAGGCATTCGACCTGCTGACACAGGCTTCCAAGACGCTGCCCAAGTCCATGGTTGGCGACATCACTGAAGTGGTCGGCGAGTACGGACAGCAGTTCAAGCGACTGGGTATCAGCGGCGCCGACGCGTTCGGCATGCTGTCTCAGTACGTCAAGGCCGGTGGTAAGGACATCGACCAGGCCGCCGACATCATCCACGAGTTCGGCCGTATCACTACGGAGAACACGGCGCAGGCTGCTACCGCATTCAAGTCTCTGGGTCTCGATTCCTCGGACATGTTCACGCGGCTAAAGGCTGGCGGTAAGGATGCCGAGACCGCCATGGGTGACGCCATCACGGCTATCCAGGGTGTCAAGGATCCGGCCAAGCAGGCTCAGCTAGCCGTTCAGCTATTCGGCGACATGGCCGGAGAGCAGACGGACGCGCTGTTCGCGATGAACCCTGCGGCTGCTGCTGCGGCATCGGGCATGGATAAGGCGGCAGGCTCAGCGGCCAAGGCAACTCAGAGCATGTCGGCGACGCAGTCCCTTGATGTGGTCTGGCGCTCCATGGCCACCACCATCGGCACGGCCCTACAGCCTGCGTTGCAGTGGCTAGGCGACTTCATGACTGCCCACCCGGAAGTAGTGAAGATCGTCGCTGCGGCGCTGCTCGGACTGGCTGTTGCATTCGGTCTCGCGGCTATCGCTGTGTGGGCAATGAACTCCGCGATGCTGGCTAACCCCATCTTTTGGATCATTGGCCTTATCGTGCTGATCATCGCCATTGTCATTGCACTGGCGGCGAACTGGGAGGCCGTGAAGGAGCGACTTCTACAGGCGTGGAACGTCATCAAGGCCGGATTCCTGGCCGGTTGGAACTACCTAGTCTCCAACGTGTTCGCGCCCCTCGGCCGGTTCTTCACGCAGACCATTCCCGGTTGGGTCGAGACCGGCGCTAGCTGGGTCAAGTCAAAGTGGAACGACCTGGTGGGTTGGTTCAAGAGCATTCCCGGCCGCATTTCCAGCGCGCTGCGTGGCATGTGGGACGGCCTAAAACAGGGGTTCAAGGACGCTGTCAACTTCGTAATCCGTGGTTGGAACAACCTGTCATTCACCATCGGTGGCGGGTCGATCATGGGCGTTGACATTCCGAGCATCACTCTCGGAACTCCGAACATCCCGTACCTGGCATCGGGTGGTGTGACCACTGGTCCGACCATGGCGATGATTGGTGAAGGCCGTGAGAACGAGGCTGTCCTCCCGCTGTCCAAGCTGAACGGCATGCTAAACGCCGCTCGGGTGCAGGGAGTGAATGGGCAGGGTGGATCTCAGCGACTAGTCGTTGACGTCACCGGCTCGGATGAAGACATGAAGCGGCTAATCCGTCGCATCGTGAAGACGCAGGGACGCGGAAGCGTTCAGACTGCATTCGGTAACTGAGATAGGAGGATGGGTCAGTGGCCTTTCCGCTGGACATTCGGACTGAGCTTTTGCTTAACGGCGCGTGGTCGGACATCAGCTCTGACGTTTACCTACGCGACGCTAAGCAGATCTCGCGCGGGCGACGTGACCAGGGACAGGCCGCTGACCCTTCTAGCCTCTCGCTGACCATCAACAACAAGTCGGGCAAGTACAGTCCGCGCAACGCCATGAGCCCGCTGTATGGGCAGATTGGCCGTAACACTCAGCTCCGCGTGTCGGTGCCCGCTACCGATAAGTACCTGAGCCTGGACGGCGACCCGGCCAACTTCGTCTCTACGCCGGACACGGCCGCATTGGACATTACGGGGGACCTTGACGTTCGCGCCGAGATCTCGCCCAACTGGTACGGCCCTGATTCGCAGATGCTCATCGGTAAGTGGGACGCCGCAGGCAATCAGCGCTCATGGTTGTTTCGCCTGAATCAGGGACTCATCACCTTCAACTTCACGACGACTGGTGTTGCAGCCACGGGTACCGGGTTTTTCTTCTCCCGCTCGCTGCAAGAGATTCCGGCCCGTGGTGCTGTACGTGTGACGCTCGACGCTGACAACGGCGCGGGCGGTCGCTCGGTTCAGTTCTATACCGCTGATGCGATAGCTGGTCCGTGGGTGCCGCTGGGCGGTCCGATCGCGGTCAATGACTACGGCACGACACCCATGTTTTCGGGAACGGCCCCGCTGGTCATCGGCGGTACTGACCTGACTAGCAACCCGAAGCGCTATCCGATGATCGGCCGGGGCTACAAGTACGAGGTTCGCAACGGCATCGGCGGTACGGTCGTGGCTTCGCCGGACTTCACCGCTCAGGCTGCCGGAGCTACCTCCTTCACGGACAGTGCTGGACTTCTCTGGACCCTGAACGGCGGAGCCCAGATCCGCGACCGCGAGGACCGGTTCCTAGGCGAAGTCTCGACGTGGCCCTCAAAGTGGACCCCGGATGAGTCAGACATCTACGTGCCCATTCAGGCGAACGGCATCTTGCGCCGACTCGGCCAGGGGACCAAGGCACTTGACTCCACCCTGCGGCGACGCATTCCGTCCGGTAGCCCAATCGCCTATTGGCCCATGGAAGACGGGAAATACTCCACGCGTGCATGGTCGCCCATACCTGGTGTGGATTCTGCGGTCCTGAGCGGGGTTGAGTGGGCCTCTGCGAGTGACCTACCGTCCTCGGGTCCCCTGCCTAAGCTCGGAGCCTCTGGCACCCTGTCAGCGCCCATCCCGGCCACCATGCCTAGCGGTGAGTGGCAAGTCGAGTTTGTCTACAACGCAGACGACAAGATCCCGCCGCCTTTCCCTGCCCCGCGTGCCGACGTCATTGGTTTCAGCTCGCCGAATGGCAGTGTGCGTAACTGGTACCTCAGCCTGCGCAAGGGTTCGGCGCACGTCACCGGTTACAACGCTGCGGGTACCGACATCGTTGACACGGGCATTGCCATTGGTGACGACGTGTTCCATGGGTGGGTGCGCCTGCGGTTCTGGGCTAAGGACACCGGTTCAGGCACCTTTGATTGGCGCATCAACTGGCAGGATGTTGGTGGGGATGCGGGTGGTCTCGGTGGCAACGAGACTGGCACTTGCGGGCGACTGTCCAACATCAATGCCAACTGGGGGCCTCTCACTGAGGGTTGGGCCATTGGCCACCTCTCCGTACTGCCAACGGCGGCATCCACGCTGTATGACGGATCCGATGACGCGTACACAGGTGAGACCGCGTGGAACCGCATCATGCGTCTTGCTATCGAAGAGTCGGTGCCGGTCGAGCGGATCCACGGACTCCTGACCTCTGAAGCCGTTGGACCCCAGCGGCCGGAAACCCTGGTGGATCTGTTCGAGGAAGCTGCCGCCGCTGATAACGGGTTTCTCCTGGAATCCCTCAACCGTGTGGGCCTGGTCTTCCGTGACCGCTCGTCGATGTACACACAGGATCCTGCGCTGACCCTCTCCTACAACGAGGCGGGACTAGCGCCCGATCTAGAGCCGGTCGACGATGACAGCGCGGTGCGGAACGACATTGAGGTAACCCGTGATGGGGGCAGCTCCGCGCGTGCGTACCTGTCCGATGGTCCGCTGTCGGTGCAGGCTCCGCCGCTGGGTATCGGTCTCTATGACGAAGGGATCACGCTGTCGCTCGCCAACGACACACAGCCCGAGCCCATGGCCAACTGGCTGCTACACCTGGGCACGTTCGATGGTGCGCGTTACCCCACGGTTACGGTCATGCTCCACAAGCCGGGGGCCGAGGCTCTGATCCCGCAGATTCTCCGCCTGCGCGAGGGGGACATGATCCGCCTGACCGACCTACCCGGGTTCATCTCCCACGAGGATGTGGACCTGATCGTGAACGGCTACAGCGAAGTGATCGAGCCTTACCGCTGGGAGATCACTTTCAACTGTTCGCCCGGTGGTCCCTGGCGGGTGGCGCAGGTCGAAAACACCAGCCTGTACGCCAAGGCTGACACGGACGGAACCAAGCTCGCTCTGCCGGTCGGCGCCACTGACACCACGCTGATGACCACGGTTATGGCCGGGCCTCAGTGGGTCGAGTCGGCGCAAGAGTTCCCGTTCGATCTGCACGTGTCCGGCGAGCGTATGCGCGTCGAGGCGGTGGGCCAACTGTTCAACACGAACCCGGACTTCCGAGACGGGATGACTGGTTGGGTTGGGCAGTCGACGGGATCCGTTGTGCTGTCGACAGACGTCACTCACCCGCGTGGCCTGGTCTCAGCGAAGGTGACGCCAAACGGTGTGTCCACGTCTAACAGCCTCTCCATGAACACACACGTTCCGGCGGTGGCTGGTCAGTCGTACACCGGTGGTTACTGGGTCTACTCGCCCGCAGGCTATGCAGACTTCCGTGTGTCGTTCGACTGGTACAACGCAAGCAACGCGTCTATCTCCACCACGTCACAGCCTGCGCAGGTGATCCCTGCCGGTCAGTGGACGTACCTGTCTTTCACTGCAACTGCCCCTGCCCTTACCGGGTTTATGGCCGTACGTGTCCGCCAGGGTGCTACCCCGCCCGCCGGTGCGATCTACTACGCGTGGGGTATCCGGCTGACCTCTCCCGCTGGGGGCAAGTCAGTCTCGGACACATTCGGTCGTACCGTCACGAGCGGTTGGGGTAACGCTGAGAGTGGCCAGGCATGGACGCCGGTGCAGGTTTCCGGATCACCTACAGACTTCGCGGTCAGTGGTGGGCTCGGACAGCACATCCACAGTACAAAGAACATCCTCCGCCACACGCTGATTCCTGCCCCCTCGGCCGACGTGGACCTGATCACCGATTGGGCGATGGATAAGACAGCACTGACTGACTCCAACTACATGTTCCTGTTTGGGCGTTACACCGACACCACACACATGTACATGGCGCGGGTACAGGTGGTCGGGGGTACGCAGGCGATGAACCTGACGATCCGTAAGCGCAATGGTGCCGAGACTCAGGTAGGTGGGTCCGTGGCGGTGGGCACGTTCGCTGTGAACACGTTCTACACCACGCGGTTCCAAATCAGCGGGTCCACGCTCCGGGCAAAGTCCTGGTTGCGCTCCGCCGCTGAGCCCGCCGCGTGGCAGCTAGAAGTCACTGACACGGACCTGACTGCCGCAGGCTCCATCGGCTTCCGCTCGCTGGTCGGCAACACCAGTACGCAGGTTCTGCCGGTCACCATCTCAGCGGACAACTTCGCAGAGCGTGGCACTCAGCAGTTCACGGTTACGCGGTCCGTCAACGGCGTCGTCAAGCCCCAGGTAGCGGGCACTGCAATCGCGCTAGCTGATCCCGCTATCGCTTCACTATAGGAGTA